AAGCAGCGAAAATCGAACTGACTTACTCAACCACGGGTAGTATCACCGAACGCGGCCGTCGTCCGGAACGCTCCTCGTGTGTGCATAACTCAGGTTTAACAGGCTGCCAATTGACGATCAACAAACCGTTGTTGACCGATTGCTTTCGAAAGAGCACCGACAGGCCGTGTTTCGATCTGAATCACCGGCGAATAGAGCCGACGTCATCTTTCAGCCGGTGGCGGCTGTGGCTGGAGACCGCATGGTGGCGGTCATCGCCCGTATGTCAAGAGACTGGAAGATGGACCTACCAAGTGTAATGCAGGGCCCTAGAAACTCCGCCTTGTTCGTTTTGAAGGAAACGGAGGTCGTTCCGAGTGTGCTGAACTATGGCAGCAACCTCAGTAGTGTTCAGAAAATTGCTGACTCGAACTGGGACGGGCGATATAGGATGTTTTGGCTGCCGCAACAAAGCGGTGGAAACTCCACGACGCGATTTCTAACAGTAAACGTCTTCAACTTTAGCGGCGGTTCACATACGGGAGGGTTGGCTCTCGACCTCGTGTCCAGCGATCGCTTGGTCAAAGCCGCCAACTAGAAAGCGACCATACTTCAGAAACCACCTACAGTTCATCGACGGCAGCAAATCCCGAGCAGAAGGAAAAAAGCGGTCCGCTGAGCCACCAGACGGACCGCTCAAAGGTGCAAATATGAGTCACGAGACGCACCGAGTGGCTGTGGGACCTCGGCATCGATGTTTATCTGGGGGATGACTTAAACGGCTACGTGTGATTTTCCTATTGTACGCTGCCTGATTACATATCGCTTTCGTAACTGCGCGGAATGGTGCCAAACTTTGCCGAACTCTTTGATCCAGGGCTACAGCCCCGCCGCGGGATTCTGCTGGCGTCGATAACCTGCGTGCAACGCCTTGATGACGCGCGCTCGTTCGACCTGGCCGACGGTGCCTCCCGGCGGATTCCGCCTCCGGAGGTTCTGCCTACCCTCTCGGCGTCAACCACCCGAGCGTGCCGGCCAACCGGAAAACCCAGGACCGGATACGCAGGTTTATGCAGGCATACGCCAAGACCGGCGACGTCCACGCGGCCGCCAAGGCCGCCAGGATCAGCCTCGCCACGCACTACCGGATGCTGGAAACGTCGTACCGGAGCAGCTTCAAAGCGGCGCAGGAACAGGTCGTCGACCAGCTCGAGGCGGAAGCGTTCCGCCGCGCGCTCAACGGATCCGACGGGCTCCTTGCATTCCTGCTCCGCGCCTGGCTGCCGGATCTCTACCGGGAGCACATCATACAGGAGCATTCCGGCACCATCATGCTTTCCGAACGAGAGGCATTTTCTGCGCGGGAAACGCTATCGCGGCTCATTCCGATTAAAAGGGAGCGGGTACAATGAGCAAGCGAAAGGCAACCAAGCCCGTCCAGACCGATCGGAAACCGGATAGCTCTCAGCACCGAGATGACAAGGATGACAAGGAAATCGATGATGTTCTGAGTAAACCGGCGAACAAAACCACGGCGGCGCGCATGCGCATCTTTCTCGACACCTACGCAAAGACCGGCCGTGTAAACCGGGCTTGCGAGGTTGCTCACATCGCTCACAAGACGCATTACCGGAAACTCGAATCCGACCCGGTCTATCGCCAAGCGTTTGAAAAAGCGGAACAGCGGGTCGGCCAGATGCTCGAGGATACAGCCGTCGAACGGGCGTTGGATGGGGACAATTATCTGCTGCTGGCGTTATTGAAGCGGTTCCGTCCTGAAGCCTACCGCGAGCGCATGTCCGCAGAGGTCTCGGGCACGATCAGCCTCGTGGACCGGATGGCGGCCGCGGTGGAGCGCGTACGCTTGATGAGGCGCAATGAACCCGCTGAGCGCGCCGGCTGACACGGACCTGGTCGAGAAGGTCGCCGAATACGTTGACGATCCGCTGGGGTTTGTTTATTTCGCATATCCGTGGAAGGAGCGGGGACCGCTGGAGGAATACGACGGGCCCGACACCTGGCAGCGCGAGCTGCTCGCCGACATTGGCCGCGAAGTTCGGCTGCGCGGCTTCGACGGCCTGAACGCCGTACTTCCTATCCGTCAGGCGATCTCGAGCGGCCATGGCATCGGCAAGAGCACCTGCTCCGCCTGGCTGACGAACTGGATCATGTCGACCCGCCCGAATTCTCAGGGCACGGTTACCGCGAACACATTCCCGCAGCTCGAGACCAAGACTTGGCCGGCCATTCTCAAGTGGACGCGCCTGTGTATTACCAGCCATTGGTTCGAACTCGGCGTTCAGAAAATCTTCGCCAAAGCAGCGCCCGAATCCTGGTTCGTGACGGCGCAGACGTGCCGCAAGGAGAATAGCGAGAGCTTCCACGGGCAGCACGCGGCCCGCTCCACGAGCTGGTACTTGTTCGACGAGGCGAGCGCGATCCCCGACGAGATCTGGACCGCGGCCGAGGGCGGCCTGACGGATGGAGAGCCGATGATCTTCGCGTGGGGCAACCCGACGCGCAACAGCGGGAAGTTCCACCGCATTGTGTTCGGCGCGGAGCGTGACCGTTGGCGCCAGAAGATCGTCGACAGCCGCACGGCGAGATTCACCAACAAGCAGTTGATCAGTGAGTGGATTACGGATTACGGCGAGGATTCGGACTTCGTGCGGGTCCGCGTGCGCGGGATCGCACCGCGCGCCGGCGAGCTCCAGTTCATCGATCAGGAGCGGGTCTGGAACGCGCAGCAGCGCGCCGCCTCGAGTTTTCCGGACGATCCGCTCATCGCGGGTTTCGATGTCGCCGGCCGGGTCGGCATGTTCAACCTGCCGGCCGCGCGCGGCGACGGTGGCGATCCTGGCATTCGACGCCGGGAATCCCACGGCAGCGGCGCCTGGAATGTGATCACGTTCCGCCGCGGCCTGGATGCGCGAAGCATTCCGCCGGTTCGGATCCCGGGCGAAGCGACGCGCGACCGCTCGGTTATGCTGGCCAAACTAACCGAGATCCTGAGCGATAAGCGGCCGGAGCGCAAGGTTGCCATGATGTTCGTGGATTCGGCTTTCGGCGCGCCTTACGTCGAGCGCCTGCGGGCGATGGGATATGACAACGTGCACGAGGTCAGCTTCGGGGCGCCGTCACCCGACCGCCACCAGGCCAACATGCGGGCCTACATGTGGAACCGCATGAAAGACTGGCTGCTCCATGGCGCGATCCCTGCCGATATCACGCTCGAGACGGATTTGACCGGGCCGGGATACCACCTGAACCGTTCGGAGCAGCTGGTGATCGAGTCCAAGCAGGACATGGTCAAACGCGGCGTGGCGTCTCCGGATTACGCGGATGCGCTTTGTTTGAGCTTCGCCGCTCACATACCGCCGGTTGCTGCACAGGGGATGCCGGAGCAGCGGTTTGTCGGCGGATTCGCTGGCTCGTGGATGGGATGAGGATGGGCGGCTCGTCGTACCGTCGAGCTTGCATATGTAAGAATTCCCATTCAAATGCGAGCCGGATGGGCCCGAAATGTCACATGGTAGGTCCTCTGCGAAATACGCGCCGGAGGTCCGTCATTATTAGCGGAAACCGCAATTTTGGTGGCGAGGCACAGTGTGACATTTGAAGCCTCCGGCTTGCGCGCGGAGCGAGGGATTTTGAAACAGTCGGAAGGTCGCTTTGCCGCGGGATACAGCGGTTCTGAGATAAATTACACCTAGGAGGGCCAGGGCGTCCCGGTCTTTTGCATGGGGTCGCGACGCCCCGGCTCAATATGTGTCTAGTAACAAATTACCGCATCGGAAACGCAAACCGAAACCAGCCACTCAGAGGCAAGAGCTATTCGTTGCTGCAGCGAAGATTCCTGCCGGCCCCGGAGCTGGGGTGATACGACAAGCACTACTCGAGGGCAAAGCTGGTCCGCAAATTCTGAACTATCTGACCGAGCACCCGCGCGAGCTCACGCGCATCGTCAGGTTGCCGGAAGTTAGTGCGACGAAAGAAATCAACAAACTCTCGCGCGAGCTCCGGTTCCCGTGGACAAGGTTGCAGATTCCCAAGTTTCGTATGCCCGTTGTGCCGTTTCCGTATCCTGATGAATTCCTTCCTGTCGATCGGGCGAAAGTGATGGAAACGCTCGCCGCCGCACTGGACATGAGTTGGCCAGATGGAACTTCCCGTGTGATGAGAGCATTTATCACGTGTGCGCGCAAACTCGGCATGGAACGCGTATGGACCGCAGACCAGGCCGATCAATGGATCCGTTACTTTGGGCGATGGCTGACCGGCGACACATTTGAGCGATGGCTGACCGGCGACACTCTGGGCCTGGAGGAAGCAGTTGTTTTGAAGGCTTATCAACGGGCGTTACTCAATGTGGCAAGAGCTTGGATTAGGAGTAATCCGGCGCCAACGGCGCCATCGAACGTTCCAACCGCGGACGCCATCGCCACGGCTGTGGAAGTATCTCCGACACAGGGCCCGATCTCCGCGGCCAATACGGAGACCCCTTTGCCTGCGGTGCCGCCGATCGCGATCCCACCCGTAAATGATAGTAATAAATCGCAAGAGCTGCTAGAAGCTAGAGCAGCTGCGAAAACAGCCGGAGCGGGACCTCCTCGGTCAGGTGAGCAGCAGCGGCGACGATATGCTCGCCGAGCTTCGTCGCGAACGGCGGATCCGTTTCGAACGGGAAGAAAAGGAGGCCGCCGAGCAGCACGAACGCATGATCGAGATGATGACCCACCGCTCGAGTCCGCTACCGGAAGGCTACGTATATCAGGAGTTCCCATTTATGATGTACCACCCGACATTGAAGCCGCGGGTGGCGCAGAACGATGAGGAGCGTCGGCGCATGTGGGCGGAGGGCTGGAGCATACATCCATGCCCCGCCGAGGCGCCGACAGAAACCAAAACTATAACCACACCCTCCGGCGCACCACGGCAGGAGCACGCTCAGCAGCCAGGGCTCGGGGCCAGCTCGACAGCGGCCACCGCCGTGCCGCCCGCGGCATCTCCGGCCGCTACCCCTGCACTGGCACTGAATGCGGCAGACGTTCCCGTGCCAAAATCTCGGAGTGATCGCAAGTCGCGAAGCGTCCGAATCAACGGCCCATACCTGATGGAACTCCGGTTAGGAGCAGGTTTTCCTTCTAAGGCAGCTTTTATGAGGGAACTGGGCAGCGGCGTGTCAAAGACAACTTACAACACGGCAGAGAAGAGCGAAAGAATTGATATAGCCAAAGCGCACCTGCTGGTTGATGACCTTAATGCGCTGCTGCTGCGGAAAGATAATCCCCTCACCGTCAAGGATCTGATTCGGCCAGACGGAGCAGTCTCACAACGGAAACCGGTCGAGAAAGACGAGAACGGTTGAGAAATCAATTTCTCAACCGTTCTCGTTCGTTCTCGGTCTAGCGTTTTCTGCCGCAGCGGCTCATCCTTGCAGCATGGCAAACACGAGCATGGGCGCGCAGCCCACGGTGCGGCGCCGTTATGGCAGCGAGAAGGAGGTCGAGGGGCTCACCGGAATCTCGCGGCGCACGCTACAAAGTGACCGTCGGCTCGGGCGCGAGCGATTTCCGTCTTATCGCGTTGGCCGGCGGATCCTTTATGACTTAACCGAGGTGAGGGAGATTATCCAGCGTTCGCGCCGCGGCGGCGGGGACGCCACAGAGGCGGGCTGATGCGTCGCCTGGTGCGACCCGCGGCTGGAGAACGGTCGGGGACGTTCACCGCCCCCTAACCGCAAAGTTTTTGTGAAGGAAATCATCATACACCAAATCGTATTTGGACGATTCGACGGTTATGAACCGAAGTATTCACGCACGGAAAGCAACGTTTCGGCTTATCTGCGGTGCCTCGCGGCGGCCTGCATGGAGGTCGCGGATAATCCAAGCCAAACGATGCTCGAAACGTTTTGCGGCATTTCGCAGCTCGTGGACAGAACTATTCGCGAACTTGAGCGCGAAGAGGCTAAAAGTTAAGCCGGAAGAGGGAATTTAAACCGGCGCCGCGCTGCATGCCTGAAGACACGACGCCGATGGATATCAACTTCAATGTTTAGTAAACCACATCAGCCAACAAAACAGCCAACTGACGCCAATCTATTGCTAACGATCGTCGATCGAATCCCTACCGATCTGCGGAATGTCGATCAGTGGGTGCCGTGGCGCCGCCTGGAGCGTGAAGGCAGGTGGGTGAAGGCTCCGCATACCTGCACCGGCTCCCTAGCCGACGTCACGAACCCGCGTCATCTGTCGAGTTTCGAGAAGGTGCTCCGATTTGCGATCCGGTTTGGATTTTTCCTCGGCTTCGTTTTCACGCTCTGGGATCCGTTTTGTGGTGTGGATCTAGACAACATCTGGCCATCGGACGCGGCCGAAGCTGCACTCTGGGCGATGGGCATCATAGACCGCTTTCACGACACGTATATGGAGGGTTCGCCTTCCGATAAAGGCGTCAAGATCTGGTGTCGGGCCCAAGCGCCGCGCTGCGGACGCTGGCCCGTCGAAGGCGGGGCGATAGAAGTCTACGATCGATCAAGATTCTTTGCTCTCACGGGACGCTCGAATCGCGTGACCGTAGTGGCAGACCATGCGGCCGATATTCAAGCCCTGGTGGCCAATCTGGATGAGAACCGTCGCCGCTACCACTACGCCCAGGAGCGCGGGATCCCCGGTGTGATCCCGCAAGGCCAGCGGCACAACACATTGCTGAGCCTGGGCGGAACCATGTTTCGGCGTGGCATGACGCTCGAGGCCATCGAGGCCGCGCTACTTATCACCGACGAAAAACAGTGCGATCCCCCGCGCGGGCCGGAGCACATTCACAAGCTGGTGGCCAGCATGGCCAAGTGGAAGAGGTGAGCAAATGGGAAAAGTGAAAGAGATCGGAGACTCCGGTACTTGGCTGCCGAGGCCGGTGGCTCCGCAGATCGACATTCTGCAGTACGGCTTGCATGACAGCGGCAACGCCGACCGCCTAATTGCGCTCTATGGCCGGGATATGCGGTATTGCGTGCCGTGGAAGAAGTGGCTGTTCTGGGACGGTCAGCGTTGGATTGTGGATCCGTCTCAACGAGCGCGCCGGTGGGCCAAGCTGGCCATGGCGACCTTTCTGAAACAAGCCCTCGAGGTTGGCAGCGACGATCTAGTGAAGTTTGCCCAGGGCAGCCTCAATGCCAAGCGGATCGAATATGCGCTATCGCTGGCGCAGCCGGAGTTGGCTGTAGGCCCGGAGGAGCTGGATCAGCATCCCTGGCTATTGAATCTCCCCAACGGCACGCTGGACCTTCGCGACGGCCACGTCCACGGACACCAGCGGGAGGAACTACTTACTAAGTTAGCGCCGATTGATTATAACTCTGATGCGAGATGTCCTCACTGGCTCGGATTACTTAATCACATGATGAACGATAACAAAGAGATGGTGGACTATCTGCAGTTGAATTTTGGTTACAGCTTGACCGGCTCCACCCGCGAAAAATCGATTGTCGTACTGTTTGGGCCTACCGACACCGGCAAGACCACGATGCTTACGGCGTTTCGCGAAACTCTTGGTGAGGAATACGCCGTCCTGATTCAAATCAGTTCATTGATGGCCGGGCGAGATACGAATGCGGTAACCAGCGATCTGGCGGACTTATGCGGAGCGCGGTTTGCAATGAGCAGTGAGCCAGAAGAGGGACAGAAGCTCTCGCCCAGCAAAGTCAAACGGCTGACGCAGGGCATGGGGAGAATCAAAACACGCCGCCTGTACGAGAATCCATTTTCATTTGAAGAGAGCCATCATTTGTGGATTGACTGCAACAACAGGCCTGAAATTCCCGGAGCAGACTACGCGACATTTCAACGCTTGCATGCCATCCCCTGCATGGTGCAAGTCAAGCAAGAGGAGATCGACCGGGAGCTGATCGGCAAGCTGCGCGAAGAGCGGCCCGGCATTATGGCCTGGGCCGTCAGAGGCGCACTGGAATACGCCAAGGCAGGGTTATCGCGTCCGGGGCGGGTTACGGAGGCCACCGACACGTGGCGGGAGCAGTGCGATCAACTGCGGATGTTCATGCGAGCCCGCTGCGTGATCGGCGACGGGTTCACGGTCTACGCGGAAAAGCTCTATCGAAATTACAAAGCCTGGTGCGACGAGTGTAAGGATGAGGCACTGTCGTCGACGGCGTTCGGTTTACGCCTCAGCCAGGAGTTCGAAAAAAAGCACAGAGAACGCGGTGCCCGATACTTGGGCATCGGACTTCGGGTCGATCCCCCGAAGGAAGGTCGATCTGATGAGTCCTGACGGGGTTTTTGGAAAAAAACAAGCGCCCCTAATGGAGGTTTGCCACGTGCCATCAGCCCCGTCAGGGCATGTTCAGGACCCGTCAGAACCCGTCAGGCTGACGGGTCTGAGTACTACGGACAAACCCCTTAAGGGATCGGATCTGAAAATATGCAAAACCCGTCAGAACCAGTCAGAACCCGTCAGCAACGAGAAGGGGCAGCGCCCCCTGCCGAATAGAGACCTATGACGCCGATAACTGCAGGGCGGCCCGAGATCATTTTGGCGGATCCCAAGCGCTTCGCCGGTTTGCCGCTGGCGTGGGCCAAACTGTGGGTCGAACGTCACCGACCGGAAATCCCACCCCGTCTGATGGTTGTGCCGACGCCCCAACAACTGATACCGGAAATATCAGTCCAGAAGGTCCAAAAGCGAGTTTGCGGAGGAGAAGAACCATGAACGAAACACCGAACATCCGGGTTGCGCCTACCGTACGCGTCCTCAGCTATCGCACCACCGATCGCGCCGCCGTACAGGCGTTCGTCGATATCGAGATCGACGCTCTATGGCGCCTCAACGGCGTAAACCTGCTGCGCGACGGCAGTCTAAAACCCGGACAGCTCACGCCATTGATCGGCCATCGCCGGTGCTACATCGACTCCATCCGGATTATCGACGAGGCTGTGCGCAAGCAGTGGGAGACGGCAATCCTGGCTGCGATCCGGGCTCATTTGGAGACGCTGCTACCCGACCAGCAGGTGAAGCCGCCGCGGCCGCCCGAACTCCGGCAAACGGACAAACAGCCGGCGGTGGTGACCGCCCGTGCGAAGCCGTCGCCCGGCAATGCGACCACGAAGCTACAGAATGCGCAAGTCAAATCCGCATCCGGCACAACGTCTGCGCCGCCTATAAAACCAAAGCCGATCAACACAAACCCGCCGGCTGCGAAGCCAATAGTTCCGCCGCCAGCACGATTGTTGGCCAACTTCCCGAAGAGGACGACGCCATGACCGCAATCGGTGGTCAGCCTCGCGAGGCGAGGTGCAGTTCTATCGAGACAGGTCAGACAACAGAGCGGTGTCGCATGAAAGGATTTGAAAGGTTTTGAAAGGTTTTAACGGCAAAAAGGAGCGATTCGTTACGGCCATGCTCACGCATTCCAGCGTGGAGGCTGCGGCGAAGTCCGTAGGGATCTCGTACGTGACGGCCTGGCGCTGGCTACGGCAGCCGGACGTGCTGACGCGTTTGCGCGCGCTCCGCCGGGACGCGATGAACCGCGCAATTGCAAGGCTCCAGGAGGCCGCCACCGGGGCCGTCGACTGTTTGTGCGAAGTGCAGCGAGACGGCGAAAGCGAATCCGCGAGGGTTGCGGCCGCGCGCTGCATTCTGGAGCAGAGCTTGAGGGCGACGGAACTGAGCGACGTACTCGAGCGATTGGACGCTGTCGAGCGAACCGTCAAGTCCCAGGCGTTTACACCAGCGGGACCGAAGGTTTCGTTGAGCTTCGAACACCAAAAAGACGGAAAAGGAAGTCACGATGGACAAAACCACGAAGCGCCGTTTAGAGGAACTGGAGGCTCGCACGAACAGTGAAAGCGGACCGGTTGTCAACATACGAGTCGTGTACGTCACTCCGCCCAAGTGGGTTGAGGACGACGACGGGCCGCGGAAAGAACCGGGCCACGACCGAAAGGCTAATTGAGGACGCGCCGGGAGGATTCGAATGACTAAGACATCCGAAACGAAAGCGGCTTCACCGCTGGTTGCCGCAGCGGCGGAGTTCAGCCGCGGTCAGGTGGAATTGATCAAGAATACCATCTGCAAGGGCGCCTCCGATGACGAGCTGAAGCTGTTCCTCGCTCAATGCCGACGCACCAAGCTCGATCCCTTCGCCCACCAGATCTTCGCCGTCAAGCGTTGGGACGCCAGGGAGAAACGCAAAGTAATGCAGACACAAGTCTCCATCGACGGATTCCGCCTGATCGCGGAGCGGAGCGGCAAGTACGCCGGCCAGACGGAGCCCCAATGGTGTGGTCCGGACGGCAAATGGGTCAACGTATGGCTGGCCAAGGAGCCGCCCGCCGCGGCTCGCATTGGCGTCCTCCGCAGCGACTTCCGCGAGCCCTGCTACGCGGTGGCCCGGTACGGCGCCTACGTCCAGATAAAGAAAGAGGGCGGCCCGAACACGATGTGGGCGAGGATGCCTGACGTGATTGCTTTCAAAGTGCGCCGAAGCGCTTGCGCTGCGCAAAGGGTTTCCGCACGAATTGAGCGGCCTTTACACGGGCGATGAACTGGCCGAGGCCGACGGCGACGCGGATCCCGTCGTCAACATCGCGCTCGATCACGCTAATTCCCAACCGAATCAGGAAGCTCCCGCGCGCCCCTCGCCGTTCCAGGAAATGATCAAGCAGTTTGCCGACCTGAAGGCGCGGCTGGCACCCGACGAAGCAATTTATTACGAGGTCTTATCCGAATTCGGGGTCTGCCACGCGAATGAGTTCAAGGATTTGGGGAAAGCTCGCATGGCATATCGCAGGCTCCTCGAAAAGGTCCGCGAGTATGAGGCGACCCAACAACTCGCGGAAGAGTCCGCAATGATCGATGCGGCCGCGATGATCGAAGAGCCGGACCAGGAGGCGATCCCATGAAAGACCTTCAGCCATTGTGGGTGATCGAAAGCGAACTCGAGGCGTTGCTGAATTCGCTCGATACCTGTCCGACGGATGATTTGCGAGCCGAGCTTGAGCAGCGCATCACCCAATACCTGGGCGCCGAGGTCGAAAAGATCGACCGCATCGCCGGGGTGCTTTCATCGCTCGACGCTGTAGCGGCGAACGCGAAGACCGAAATCGAACGCCTGCGCGAGCGTCAGCACTCGGCCGAGAAGGCGTGCCAGCGGCTCGCGGAATACGTCTTGCGCGTGTTGCGCCAGAGAGACGGCCGGCCGCTGAAGGGCCACAACGTCACGCTCACTCTGCGCCGCTCCGAATCGGTGGTGATCGATGATCTCAACCAAATACCGGACCGGTTCAAGCGGGTCACGGTCACGACCGACGTACCGAAGATTCCCGTTCGGGATGCGATCAAATCCGGCCAGACCGTACCCGGCGCACGCCTCGAACAGCACGAGCACCTGGTGAGGAAGTGAGCCGTGTCGGCCGCTTTCGAGTACATCGCGTTTCTGGCCGCGGCTGGCGAATCCGAGCTCGGGCCAAGCTGCCCGGCGTGCGGCTACGATCGCCTGGAGTATCTCCAGGGTTACTTCGAGACCGGAGTCACCGGACCAAATGGAGAACCGGAGATGTATTGGCGCGAAGCGGTGCGCTGCCGTAATTGCGGCGAGATAGAGGAGCTTTGATCTACGTCTCAAAAGCGCAACTCAACCTGCTCAAGGCCAACCTGGCACGTGCCGGCAATTCTGCCGACATGCCGGATGAGCCGCGCACGCGCCGGCCGAAGGCCTGGCTGCCGGAGAACATCCTCGAGCAGCAGATTCGGGACTTCCTGGCCTGGCGCGGCTTCATCAGCATCCGCCAGCATGTCGGCACATTCCTGCCACTCCGCGTGGTTAAGCAGCTTCAGCATGGTCAGATCTCATTCGAGCAAGCGCTACGCAACATTGTCCGGATCGGAGAAGAGGGCACCGCCGACTGGTGGTCGGCGCGCCCCATCATCCCGCCGGGCGGCCGCGCGCTGGACGGTCCGCACCCGTGGCAAGCGTTCTGTTGGGAGGCAAAAGCCCCAGGCAAGCGACCGACCCCGGCGCAGGTGGCGTGGATCGACAAGCGCCGCCAGGTCGGAATCGAGTCCGCGTGGTTCGACCAGTTCGCAGCCCGGGACCGGCCGGCGGAGGCGTGCGAGCCGCGGGACTCGCATGTCTTTGAAACGTGGTTTCTGGGGTACTTCACACCATGCCCGGTTCTGGGAGGAGATGACAGTACCAATATCTAATGAGGCTTAACGTAAGTCATGTTATTATCCCATCGTGAACAAGACGACCAATCCCGGCGGTCTTCCGCGCGGCGCAGGCTCTATGCAAATGCGCGGTGCGAAATGGTGGCTGCTTTTTCGCGACGAGCATGGCCGCCTCATACAGAGAAACAGCGGAACAGCCGACGCCGACGAGGCGCGTCGTCTGCTGGCGAAGGCCGCTCTGCGTGTGTTGGCGGCGCGCGCTAAGGAAATCAGGCGGATTGCCTATGGCGGCGAAACGGAGGCCGAAGCCCGAACCCGATCCGGAAAGGATTACGGTGCACAACGGGCTGGAGATCGTCCGGGACTCCGCATACGCGGCCGATCTGTTCGCCCAAATTCTGCAAGAGGTGCGAAATCAGAAGCGAATCAATGAGGCTAGACGACATGATGAATCCAACTCCCAAGAACATCATTGAGTTGTTGCGCGTATCGACCGATTTGCAGGATGTGGCTCGTCAGAGGACGGACCTGGAGCGTCTGAAGAAACGATTCAACCTTAACGCGGTTCGGACGCTTGAGCTACACGGCGTTTCCGGCACGGCCACGCTGGACAATAAGCAGGTTCAGCAGGTATTGAATGATCTCGGGTGCCCTGATGTCCACGGAATCAGCCTGTCAAGTCTAGACCGGCTGTTCCGCCCGGGGAAGCGCTACGGGCAGTTTGCGATCCTAGACCGCTTCGTGGATGAAGGCAAAGTCATCTGGTCTTTACGGGAAGGGGAGATCGACCCGGCCACAGACGAAGGCTATGACAAGTGCATTTCGGCCGGCGGCCGGGCAGGAGCCGAATGGCGCGAGCTGCGGCGCAGAACTCGGGACGGACGCCGGGAGACTCTCGAAAAAGGGAAGCTTGACTGCGGCAAGGCTAGATACGGCTATGTTTACATCAATAAGCACCATCCGGATCCGGAGCGGCGCCAGACGTATGAGCTTGATCCGGTGGAATCTCTTCCTGGCCTGTCCAAGCAGCAGGTGATCCGCGACGCTTTCGCATGGTGCAAGGCAGGAACGAAGACCTACACAATTGCCAAGTGTTTGAATGAGGCAGGCATTCTGAGCCCTGGCTATCGTGGCCATCCACCCGGATTGTGGAGCCGGGAGGCAGTTCGGAAACTGCTGAAGTCGCGGACGTATACCGGCGAGCATGTCCGCTCCGGCATTATCGTCCCATGTCCCCGGATTATTGATGATGAGACCTTTGCGCTAGTCCAAGAGCGCCTGGAGGAAAGCAAGCGGCAACATGTTGGCCGGCCTTCGAGTCTATACCTGTTGCGGAGTTATGTCTGGTGTGGAAAGTGTCAGCACCGCTGTGTCACACATCGAACAACGCATCGCGGCAAAGTTTATGGGCAGTATCGCTGCGGCAACTTCGATAACAAACCGCCGCATACTCGCTATTGCCATGCCCCTGGAATCGGTCAGGTGGTGCTCGAAACAGCGGCGTGGGCAATGATCTGGGAAGTGTTGACGAACCCCGTGCTGCTGCTCGAAATGGGGCAGGCATACTACGACCGCCTGCCTCGGCCCGAGAGCGAGGCCATAAAAGAGCTGGAACGCGAATTGGCGCGTCTGCGCGATCGGGAGGAAGTTGTCCTTGAGCTGATGAAGCGGAGGCTCATGAAGATCGCTGCTGGCCAGAAGGAAATCGAGGAGGACATCCGCCCGCGGGTGGCCATGATCCGAGAGCAATTGCGCATGGCCGGCCGCATCGTGCGGTTGCCGAGCCGGCAGGAGGTCGAAGCAACGCTCCGCGAGATCACGGATGGGCCGGAGCCGGAGACTTATCAAGGCCGGCGGAACATACTCGAAAAGATCGCTGAGTTGCGGATGTCTTACCTGGAGGGCGAACTGGAAATCTTCGGTAAGGTGCCGATCCGCACCGAACCTGTGGAATTAACGGCTTCCGGCCAAAAGAATTGCCACCCTCGTCTTAGCCAAGTTGTACAGGAAAGAATCGGGAAGCGATCTATAGATCGGATACTCACCGAGTCTGATTCACATCGCTTCATTTCACGATTCGCGATTCTCGAAATGGAGTCTGTTCTGGCGCTGAAGTTCCAGACGGGCGAAATTGACGAGCAGTCGCTGCTGACGGCGCGCAGGCGGTTAGAAGCGGATCTCGGAAGCCGAAGGCTGCTCGTCGCGATCGTCAGTGACGAACATCTTCGGGAAGCGCGTCAACTGCTCGTCCGGCATGGCCGAACGGAGGCTCTTGGCGCTCCAGATGCATTGCAGCTATCCGTCGCTCTAGCAGGTTGCGGAAAAAGGGTCTCGGACCCCTAAAATCGGCCTCGGTCGAACGAAGAATCAACAACTTGCGGAGGTTAGTAAGTGCCGAAAACGGGTTTTTCCGCAGCCTGCTAGGCCTGAAGCGGCGGGTTTCGCTTCGGTGTTTACTGCGGCGGACCAGAAGCTCTGCCGGGTGGCGATACTCGAGGGATTGGCCGTCCTGAATCCCGCACAGCCCATCGCGACAGTTTCTTTACATTGATCCGCCCGTTAGTTAACTGACTTGCGTGCTTCCGGCGACGCTCGCGATTGGATCGTATGCACACCGGAGGACGTTCCGCTGCTTCGTGGGGACGGAGTTGGATGTGCTGGCGGTAGGGAACTGCGTGATGTATAAGGAGTAGCAGGATCCGGGGTTTGAAGAGGAGTTACGCCGAGGGGTTGGAGAGGGATTGAGGGACGGGGAATTTCGAGGTTATTTAGAATGTCCCCGAGTTACGCGCGTAGGGGTCTTCCAGAGCGTTTTGGCGGGAAGGAAGAAGATCGCCAGGGAGAGGAGCGCAGCCAGGTTCATCGACAGGAACGTTTTGGCGGGGGAGGAGATGCGCTTGAGGGGGAAGCGCTGGGGGATGAAGCGGTCGAGCACGGCGATAGCGACGAAGAGGAGCTCGCCGATGAGGAGGAAGTTGCGGAAGGGGCCTGCTGGAAGCGCGAGGGTGGCGGCCCAGACGAGCAGCATCACCCACGGGAGGACGAGGCGGGCGAATTTGTAAGAGAGGAAGTGGAAGCGCATGCGGTTGGCGTTGGAGAAGAGCGCGGGCAGGCGCGCATGGAGCTGCCAGAGGCCGGCCAGGGTGCGCAGTTTGCGGCGGAACTCGCCTCCTTCGGCGGTGGGGTAGTCGAAGGCGAGGGCTTCGGGGTCGAAGACTACACGGTAGCCGCGGAAGAAAGCCCCCAGCGAAAAGAACGCGTCGTCGGTGAGTGTGCCGGCGGGGAGCGGCTCGGCGAGACTGCGGCGCAGGGCGTAGAGGCAACCGGTGACGCTGAAGATGGAATCGATAGCCGAGTGGCGCCTTCGCGCCCAAAGCTCGTAGCGCCAGTAGAGCTCCATATCGGCCTGTTCCCCTTCGGGGCCTTTGGCCCCGGGCCGGAGGAACCGTAGCTCACCGGTCACGGCGCCCACCGTGGGGTCGGCGAAGTTGGCGGCGAGATGAGAGAGGGCCTCGGGATCGATGTTCTGCCGGACATCGGTGAAGAAAAGAATCTCTCCGGAGGCGTAGGGCAGGGCCGCATTGAGCGCCGCCGCCTTCCCGCCGCGGGGGACGCGGAGCAGGCGGACGCCGCGGCCAGCGTATTCGGCGACAATGCGGTCCGTGTTATCGGTGGAACCATCGGAAATGACGAAAACCTCGACCAGATCGGCGGGGTAGTGAAGGTTGAGAAGACAGTTCAGCTTTTGGCGGATAAAGGCGGCGCCGTTGTAGACCGCGAGGAGCACGGTGACCGAAGGACGGAACGACAGATCTTTGCGCACGGGCGG